GCGGTATCAGCGACCGCACTATTACAAAATGTTTTCTAATATTTATACTCCTCGAAAACATAATGCCTCTCGAAGTATAGTGCGATCTTTGGGAACCGTGATCCCGTTTTTGATAGTTTTCTCTATGATCCAGCTAATTTTAATATACCGCTGTGGTATAGTCAAATAAAGATTATACAGTTCCTTGACTACAACTGTTCAACAAATAAAGATTATACAGTTCCATGTTAACAACTGTTGGTAATTTATAGTATTACCATACTCTTTACACCCTTGTAAAGTATAAGAACTTATTTAACGTTATAGTTGGCCACAAATTAGCACTAGTTAAATTTCCCCTACCTGGCGTCTCTATTTCAGTATTGGTTTTTAAGACCCTACTAACCAGAGGCGCTATGCAGTGAAAACCCAACCGCGTTTCATCTGTAAATCCAATTTCTATAGTGTAAAATATGTCCACATCAACTTCATTTGCAAAAAATGAAAGTGACAAACCTCCTAAATCACCATTTGCTGGTATCCACCCATTTGGAATGTTGGATACTTCTCTCATTTTATACCCAGCTCCGATAAATTTAAAGAAACTAGTATTAGGTATTGTAAACTCATAAACATGACTGTTGTCACTGTCTATACACGCCAATTCTATGTTGTTCAATGGAAACTGTGTCGTATTGGTTACACTAAACGCATCATTTGCACCCACAGCACTACCCTGAGCAATGATTTGCCCATCAGTAGTGATAGGATACATTTGCGTTGGTGTAAAAAAGACCTTGAGTGTTATATTATCTCTTAATTGCTTAAGAGATGTAAACACTCTAATTCTAAATTTCAATCCGACATGTTTTCCATAGTACATCGCAGCAATTGCACCGGCTGGTGTTGACGCTAATCCCGATATCTCACCTATATAGTCCGACAATGATACTGAATCTACTAATGTCTTATTAGCCAGTACCTTTGCCGATCTTGTTTCAGCGTGATATAATCTTCTTATGAGTGGTCTAATATCTAATACTGGTTGCAATCGTAAATCTTCGACAGGTACAATCCTATTTACAGTTGGTTCTGCTTGTGTTTGCGGTTTGTTCATCACTTCTATACTTTGCGGTACATAAAGTTTCACCTTTTCATCAATTTGTTCCGGCGGCTGTAGTGTTTGTTCGTTGGGCGGTTGAGTATTTTCAATTAAATTTGTTCGACCTGGAGTTATGGAATTGAAAGGACCAAAAACTCTAGTTAGTTCCGTCGAGTAACCGTAAAAATGGAAATCCTTCTCCAATTCCATATAAACATTAAAGAAAATGTTTATAGGGGATCCAGAAGAATTAGCTAACGGTTGAGCTACATAGATATAGTACAGTCCATGGAAAAGTGCTTCGAAATTGCTTTCTCTGGCACAATTCATTAACTTATTTCTACACAGATAAGGAAGAATGACAGATTGCTCTTGTCCTCCTTGTGAAAATTCCATTAAGTGCGAAGGCGCTTGGAGAATCGTAGCATAAGTGGGGTATCCTGTTAATACACGCGTTGAAGGGTTATACATTTGTAACAATCTGAGTTTAACTTGCTGTTTATTGTTCATCACACTCTGAATTGTTATTTTTATACTTCCTTTCCACGCTCTCGTAAGATAGTGCATTAACTCAATATTCCCATTTAAGTACGATTCTCTACTCGACCCCACGTGAGCAGCTTCAAATCCACCTTGAAAAGGTGAAATTGGTCTGACCCATAATAGTTTTCCCACTGCATCGTTTTGCGCTACTGAAAATGTTCCTAAAAATTGCCTTTTAGAAATAATATGATTAATAGCCATTTCATCGATATCTGTATTAAAAATAGGTTCTTGAACAGTTCTAACACTATAAGCATTAGGGTCTAAATTCTCTAAATACTGGGTAGTATCTATATTATTTAAACGGTTTCTCGGCGTCACATACATAGCGTTTCCTAGTTGTGGTGTATTTGGGTTATGCAACCCTGTTAAAGAAGAGAGTCCTTTTGACAATTCATCTATTGCATCTCCAGTTAAAGTTTTTGCAAACTTTGCGGCTGAGTCTATAACAGATGTACCAGTTGTTGAAAATGATTGAGCAACATAGCTCACATAGCGAGGAGTTGGGACCAAAATATCTAAGTTATCGAATATGCACTCTACAATTATTGAAAGGGTTGTTGAAGACCCTTCGCTTGGTTGTAAAGGATTCAATACCATAAATACTAAGGTTCCAAAGTTCCCCGAAATGGGAGCTAACGAAATTGGATTAATGTAAGATGCAGATGGAACTTGCAAATCTAATGAATCAAGATCTGTATTACAATACCATGGGATATCGATAAGTACAGATGTTGCTTCATTAGCATGCAAGAAGGCATGCGGCCCAGACAATATTGTATTAATCAAAGATTTTTGAGTGAAAGAATAATTTGGACTGACTTCAGTTGGAGGTATAACCCCCGCTAGAATACAGCCCGCATGTGTTATGGTTCCCGCAACAGAAATATTAAGCTTAGCTTGATATCTGTACAGAGAGCCCATTTTCAATCCATTCAATAATGTTAGATTAGAATTAACAATATCCCGCGGTATACGCTGAATAGTGTTAGGTAACAATGTATGTTTAGGCGATGTCGCATTCCACTTCACTTCCGTTAAAAAGAACGGTCTATTGATAAAAGGTTTAGCATCTATTCTAAACTCCTCAGGAATATGTATATTAGGCATAGAATGCCTAATACCCAAATTCTCGATTTGTCTAGTTGCAACAGATGAAACACTTGTAGCAATATTCTGTTCACCAACGTTCATATCATAAGCAGCAGTAGTTGAAAAATGAGTATCTTGGTTTCGAATTGTAATGTCTTTGTACAAAGTATATATTGACATTAATATATATACTGTTTTTGTTCGATTCTATATGATCCGTCCCTAGTATTTGAACAATACTATTAGAAGGCAATAATCATATTCTAAAATTAAATGCAATTAAGTCAATATTTTAGGATAGTAAATAAAGATTATACAGTTCCATACAAACAACTGTAGGTTTATTGTGTTAACTCCACATTTAGTAAATAAAGATTATACAGTTCCATACAAACAACTGTTTTGTAATTTATAGTTTTACCAACTCGGAAAAGAGATTTTCCCAATTTATTTTAGAAAGGACTATAGAAACTCTTACTATCAGTATTTAGCTTTTACACTAAATATTAATCTGACTTTGGTAGGTCTATTATGTTAGTTTTCTGAATTACGAATAGTAAATCAATTCATTATATACTAAGAAATATATAATCAGAATCAATACTTTCACGAGACAAAGCTGCACGTTCGTATATTCACCTAACAATATCCTAAAATAAATGGAATCATCAATATTTATACAGCTGCACTAAAAAATTTGTTTAATGAAAAACAAATTTGTGCATAAGTATCTTCTTCACACATTGTTTTAGCAATATGCTCCTGAGTAAATACTTTGTAAAAAATATTATTTTCTTTTGCCAATGTTAAGATGCGATTCATCAAAACTAATCCATGATTGCCATATAGAAATAATTCATATTGCATTGCTGTAAGTTTACCATACATTACAACACTATATTCTTTATCAGCTGAGAAGAATCTCAGTGACTCGATTATAGTGTTCATATCTAATAAACCAACAACTCTGTTCATACGAATATTAAACATAAAACTGCGCTTTAAAAATTGACATTCTTCTAATCTTTTACCTTTAAAATTAATGTCTCCTTTCTTAGCATCAGTATATGTCATCCCTAATGATTCAGCAACTTCTTTCATAGTTAATGCGTTCACCACATCTTCTAAACATTTCGGTACTCCTACAATTTTATCGTCCCCCAAGACATAATCCTTAATCAATCGAAAGTCTCTTAATGAGGCATTTTTCTTGTTTCTCTTCAAACATATGGCTGTTAGACATCTATTTAATAAGCTATTAAATAAAGCCGTAACCCAACATCCACTAGGCATAGAATGCGTAGTTAATGTTAGTTTTTCACGTGTAAGAACAAAAGATCTGATCATACTGCACAACAAAGTATGCAATATTTTCCTATCTTCTTCAGAACCAATAAAACGCTCCATAACACACTCAGCGATTAAATCTTGAATTTGACTTGGTGCACTTCCATCATAGCTACCAAAATCACCGTCAAACTTTAAATCCATAACATTTAATTCCTTATATAACCGGTCAAAGTCAATATAAGGATTAAACCCTATGCAAATACCGTTATCCCACATATTATCTTTCAAATGAATAAACAACTTAGCCAAATATTGTTTGGTTAATAACGTGTGGTGTAAAGGTAACACTCTAAATGTTCTTGGTTTAACTGCCTTCGCAATTACTCTAAGCTCATCTTTAAGTGCCTCTTTACACAACAAATCCGCAGGAGAGAGATTATCGCTAATCACTCTATCTTTAAATTCTGTTATTATCCTCTCAAACTCTGGTGTAATTCGTTTATTTTCATAATCAAGATAAATTTCTTTCTCCTTCTTATACCCATAACCATTCGCGGCATCTTTGTTCAAGCGCACTAATGAATCATTACCAAATGCTGCTTCCAACAAGTCTATTTTACTAAACTCCTTTGGAAACATATCCAATAAACATTCTTTAGCAAACTTTAGCTCTTCTCTAGGTAAAGTCGGTATAGGTTTATACGACTTTTCTGCTAACTTCACCAACGTCTCTTTACCAAACACATCTAATATCGCAGGCATTTTCTCAACACGCTCTCCAATTATATCTTCACTTACTAATTTATCTAATTCTCCACTAATGATGGGATCTTTAGTTAAATCATTAAGATCACTAGGTATAATTGTAGACTTGCCAAAACCTTGTCCACATATTAAATCTGTTTGATACAACCTTAAACCTGAGTAATTCTCTTTCTCCTTATCCATAATGTCATATTGAATATCTCTAGAATGCTCCAAGTTCCTCACATATGTTGATAGATTTTTGCTCCAAAGTCTTACGACTCCTTCACTTTCTCTACCACATACATGATGACCATGGGGATTTCCAAATTCATCAACTAACATTGAACCACACATCCCTTCAAGACTGATAGGATATGTAATTGTTGAATTAGGTTCCATTTTATAAGATGTTGAAACTGAATTATAAGCAACAATGTGATTATTAATTGACGCATTAACCTTATTTATGACAGGAATAGTCATATCAGGATTAATGACAATTAATGATCTGCTCCTTAAATCCAACTCTCTACCTTAATCATGGAAACGAAATACTTTTACAGGGGTTACAGGAAAACTCTCACACTTTAACACACACATGTCATCTTCATAAAACCTTTTTACAATTTTCACAGGCAAATTATTAAACATTATATCATTATTCTTCATTGCTGTAGCATTACGATATATATTTAACATTGGAGACTCACCAACCATATGATCATTAATAAGAATGAACTTACCAGTAATCATACAGAAAGCTATCTGCTCTTTTTCTTCACCATTAATCACAGAATTAACTTTTACTAACATGATATTATTTTTAATTCTTGACTGAGTAGACGTGGTATCTACTCCCATTTTTGCTTGTAACTTGTAAACCTGTTCTACAAAATCTTCATTATTATCCGAGTAAGCCAAAATCCTATACAACATATATACTACAAGAATTGCACCTATAGCATATGAAACATTTCCCAAAGACATATATTCAAAAACACTCGTAATCATTTCTTTACTTTTTTCTACTATAAAATTGCTTAAATAATAGAAAGGCATTCCAATAGCGGCTGCTACTGGTTTAACCCTAACTGGAGTATAGTCGTTAATTACTTTAACATAATTATCTAAACTAAAATCCGGTAGAAATTTTCCTTGTGGTCTTAAATCATCTCCTTGATTAACATTCGCATTTCCCTCACCTTCAACAGCATCAAAAAAATCATCATCTTCCTCTTTCTTCGCCTTGCTCAATATATCATCTAATAAATGTGTCGGGATAGTAGACGCATCACTATAATCAACATTGACCTTCTCTGCATGTAACATCATTTTATAAATCCAGATTAACATATCATGAACTCCTTTTTTATCATCGTACTTAGCTGTGAAACTAAGCGGTAAATCACATCCTTCCATATTTTCCAAATATTCATTTTTCCATGCATTTGAAGTTATATAATCGTATTTCCAGTAGGAAATATTATATTCTCCAGGTACACTTCCGAATTTCAATAAATGAACTCTACGAAACAACGCTTCTTTACTTGTAATACAATCTTTCGAGGTGAAAGACTGTATTTCCGATAATAAATTAGTAGTCCCTAATATTAATCTAGAATTAAAAAATTTTGTATTCTTCTTCTCCGCATTAGCACACTCAAGAGGCATCTTAACAGGGGCAACAAAATTAATTATTGTCCTCCATTGAGAAGCTCCTTGCTGTCCAATATCATCTGTAACAAAAATATTTTGATTTTCATAATCGTCATAAAAATCTTTACCCGCATCTATACTAGGTATAATGTGAGTATAAACAGATCGATCATCACGCTTACATATCTGAACAATTGCATTCATTATAGTAGATTTGCGACATCCTGCTGGGCCTTCAAGTATAAAACAAACTGGTTCAACTCTAGATGATATTGTATATGTTTTCGCATATTTCAATATATTAGCTTTAAACGCATTAACTATCTCCTTCATAGATCTATAATCACTAGTATTAATAAAATCTATAAAACGAGCATCGGTAATTTTTGTTTCTAACTTTAAGACTTCATCACGATATCTCAAATCTAACATAACTTGTGAATTTTTCACATATTTGGAGTAAAGATCACACACACTCTCAATCGTCTCTACATGAATAACAAAAGAAAATTGTCCTTCAATAAACTCTTTTATTGCTAAAAGCATTTTATTTTCTGGACTTTTTAACAAAACCCAATCTAAAAACGAAAAAATTAAATTAACAAAAACACGAAACAACTTAATAATAGCTACAGATCCTGTAATTTTAGACGTTGCAAGAGTTTGAAAAACTCTTATCTTTTCTATAAAATCTTTAGGTAAACCTAAAAGTGTTACAAAAGCGGCTAAATCTACAAAATTGCTCTGTAAATAATATTGATGTTGTTTAAAATCACACACACGCAAAATTAAAGAATAAATTCTACACAATAAAGTCAACCAACTAGAAATACTTTTGAAACCAAAAATATCTGCTAGAATAGTTGAAAAATCAATAACAAAAGCATTCAACAAAGGAGAATTCCAATTGTGTTTTATCCCTTGAAACATTCTATATTTATCCATAAAAAAGTTAGAAATACTTCTAGCAGCTCCAATTAAAAATTGAGGCTTATATGCTAAATGTCTTTCTTTACTATTATATGAATAATATATATATGCTCCATTTGATACAACCTTCTTGACAAACTTCTTATGTGAATCAAAAAATTTTTTACTAACA